ATCCAACAGATGGTGAAGGTAACGGTACTCCATCAGAGGATACTGATACAGAGAACCCAACAGATGGTGAAGGTAACGACACCCCGTCAGAGGACACTGGTGCAGAAACCGACAATGTGGATAACTCTTCCGAAGAAGGAAAAGGCAATCAACCAAAGAAGCCTGCTACTCCAAAAAAAAAAGAAGAAGAGTACCCGAAAATAGATTGGGAAAACCTTGCTGATGCGGACGTGCAGATGGCAACAGTTCTCTATAACGACCGCATCAACACTTATCGCAAGATGAAGCAGCTCGACGAACTGCTGGAGAAAGAGCATAATGCGCAGGCAGTAGCTGATATGGCAGAATTGCGCATACGTAATCTTCAGGCATTCGCCGAGCTGCAATCTTTTAACGACACGGGCAAGTTTCTCTGCAAGCACCCACTGCTCTTCGGACGCTCAGAGATAGCAGAACTCATGAAGCTACTCAAAGCCGACCCTGCCGAGTTCCTCCGCCGGCACAAGAACGTGCTTGACAACATCAAGCGTTACCGCTCCTACATAAAACGCACCGACCGCAAGAACCGCCGTACTGATGATCTCAAGAACCTCGAACGGCATCGGGAGCGTGAAAAATTATTCAAGATGGTTCTTGAGCAACAAAACAAATAATAACAATGGAAAATAGTATAAAAGTTTTTAATTTGGGCAATCTTCCTACTGCCCCGCTGGACTCTTTTATCGAACTTCAAGAAGACTTTAAAAAGCCAGACGAAGACAAATTATCGAAGTTGCAGATGCTCATCATCACACGTGGCTTCAAGTATTCATTCAAAGTATGGAAAGACCCTGACGGCAAGTTGTGGATCATTGATGCCCATCAGCGTCGGAAGGCTCTTCTAAGACTTCGTTCCTATGGATTCCGCATTCCTGAAATTCCATACGAGGAAATTCAGGCTTCCAACAAGCGTGAGGCAGTGGAAGAGATTGCTGCCTATAATTCCGAATTTGCCGAAAAGAATCCCGACACTCTGCTTTTCACGAAATATAACATCAACAGTGAAGAACTTGCCAAATTCAACCTCGGATATGAGGTTAAGCAGACCGATTTCTCTATAGGTGGAGAAAAACTGTTCTCTTCCGATACTGATATTGCGGATATACAGGAGGATACTGCTGATATTGTTCCGCAAAATGACGAGGGAGAAATATTTGCACGTCCTGGAGATATATTCCGATTGGGGCACAACAGGTTGATGTGCGGAGACTGCCGCACAAAGAAGGATGTTGTCGCCCTGATGAATGGAAGAATGGCTGACATGATACTTACTGACCCTCCATACAATGTTAATTATGAAGGTGGGGGAGAAAGTAAACTCACCATTCAGAATGACTCAATGGAAAATGACTTGTTCCTTCGTTTTTTGCAATCAGTCTTCAATATGATGTTTTCCATTGTAAAGCCCGGAGGTTCTTTCTATGTTTTTCATGCTGACTCTGAAGGCGAGAATTTCCGTCGCGCTATCCGAGAAGCAGGTTTCAAAATCGCCCAGTGCTGCATTTGGGTAAAGGATACATTCGTCATGGGACGTCAGGATTACCAGTGGAAACATGAGCCTTGCCTGTATGGTTGGAAAACAGGTGCTGCTCATTTTTGGAATGCTGACAGGAAGCAGACAACAGTATGGAATTTCGACAAACCTAAAGCCAACAGGCTGCACCCTACGATGAAACCTATAGCCCTTATGGCATATCCGATAACAAACAGTACAAAGAACGGTGATGTCGTTGTAGACTTGTTCTCTGGTTCAGGTTCCACCATCATGGCTTGCCAGCAAACTGACCGTATTGGTTATGGTATGGAGATAGACCCGAAATACGTTGCTGCAACTGTACGCAGATTCATGGCAATGTTTCCACAGCAGCCGGTACTGTTGGAAAGAGACGGGGCTGTTCTTTCTGAAGATGAAACCCAAAAGATTATTCTATGTCAGAATTAATCAAAAAAGAAGTACTGTCAGATGAGTATATAAATCAAGTAAGAACGTTCGGAGCGTTGAGTTATACGCCCGAACGTATCTGCAGATTGCTCGGTCTGAAAGGAACCAAGTGCAAGACCTTGTTGTATCGCATAAACACGCCTGGCGATGTTTATTGCGAAGCCTATTTTCAAGGACGTGCGCTTGGTGAATATAATATTGATGCAGAACTCGCCAAGAAGGCAGAGAAAGGGGAAATTGATGCAATCACTCTGCTTGAGGAACGTAAGAACGAACGTGAAGAGAAAGACCTGCGCATGAATTTATTTGGTATATGAAAAGTCAAATCGAGAAATTGGATTCCATTCATCCAGACCTTATATCCGCATTCTTGACAGGTGGAGAATGTGAAGGCATTCCTCAAGACGTGAGATTATTCCTGCAGCAATTGCAATGGTCTGCAGAAATTTTTGAATACGAACGTAATATTACAAGGGCTGCTCAAAAACTAAAGATACGTATCAATGCCGAGCAGCGTATCAAAATAGAAGAGCGCACTTGTATGGAGAGAATTTATCAGGCAATCAACTATTTTCAGGTTGATTGCAATGTTCCTATCAAGGTCTGGGAAAGCAATTTCGCCAACAAATATGAAGACCTTGCCAAGCTGTGTGGTTCTACTGGAGATTACAAAGGTATGAAAAGCTGCTACGATGCTGCATTGGAATGCCGTCGCAGAGCTTCTGAAATTGCTGAAGCAGATAGGGATTTAGGGGTTCAATTCTTGATAACACCTGAATTGACACCCGAGGAGCTCGGATTCTCGAAGAAAAACCTAAAAGAAATTGCAGCCAAGCATAACGAAGGATTCTATGTTACGCTTATCGACTCGTTGCCTATAGAAACAAAAGAAAAGAAACGTCTGTTACGAGATGCCGATATTCAAGATGCAGAAATAATGGAGGAAATTCCGAATGACTGAAAAAAAAGAAAATGAGAACAGCGTGTTTAACTTCGAGCACTACTATATGAATCGTGTGCAGCTACTTGCCAATATCATAGACCCCAATATGCTTTATGCCGAATGGGCACGTGCTACTGGTAAGACTGAAGGCGTTATCGTCCCACGACTTATACGCGTGTCGAACGATATGCCAGGCGAGTTGTCATTCTTGGTACACAAAACATACGTGGCACTGATGACAAACGTATGGCCCAACATTCAGGCTTCGTTCTCACGCCCTATCATCGTAAACGGCAAGCAGAGGGCAATGTTGGAATACGGTATCGATTACGTAGTGGGCGAGACAAAACTGCCTTCACATTTTCGGATTCCTCGCTATCCGATAGCCTATGCAAAGCACTCGGTCATCTTCCGTAATGGAGCACACCTGCAGCTGGTATCTTCTGACCAGCCCGAGAGTGTTGCCGGTCGAAATGCCGTACACGCATTCGTCGAGGAAATGAAACACAACAGCGGAGAGAAACTAAAGTCGCGACTCTTTCCTTCACTTCGTGGTGGTTCTGCCGAAATTCGCAAGTCTGCCTATTATGAAGGTGTTACCGGTGTGAGTGATACTGCACGTGTAGACCTTGGCGAAGACGATTGGTTCGAGGACTACGAAAACAAGATGGATACACGGCTTATCGAGGAGATAGCTTCTGTATCTCTTGCCATAAACCAAACACTGTACAAGCAGTTTATGCTCCAGCAAGAATTGCGCAATACCAAGAACCCGGTAACAATAGAGAAGATACGTCTGGAAGACCAAAAACTCAAAGCCTTTATCGCCCGATGGAAACCACGTATTGCCGATATGCGACGCAATGCCATCTATTATATACGAGCATCTTCGTTCTGTAACAAGGATATACTCGGACCGAAGTTCTTCAAGACTCAGCTCGATACCCTTGATATGGACGAGTTCCTCACCGCCATCTGTGCTATCCGCCATAAGGAGGTTACCAACAAGTTCTTTACAAGCTACGACCACGAGCGACACCAATTCAAGGACAGCTACATATACGACCAAATATTGAAGCTGAACCTTAAAGACCACTTCACGCTCACCGCACGCTACCTTCGCCACTACGATAAGCGCGAACCTCTGTACATAGGTTACGACCCTGGTAATTTTCAATCGCTTATCGTCGGACAGAAAAAGGAGTACGGCAGTCGCTTCGATATTATTAAGGAATTTTGGGCGTATATACCCGACGACCAGCAGAACCTTGCACAGCAGGTATATTCGTTTTTTGGCACCGATGCAGTGAACAAGGTTATACACCTCTACCCCGACCGTGCAGGAAACAAAACAAGGGAAGAATTGGAGCAAATAACAACCGACTCGCTGACAATGAAGGCAGCCTTGGAGAGTTACGGTTTTTCTGTTTTTCTTTACAACGATGGTGCACCTACTATTTACCACTGGCAGCAGTTCCGCTTGTGTCAGTTGCTCTTTGCCGAGAAACTTCCCTTGCTTCCCAAGGTGCGTATCGATGAGAATGAATGTCAGAACCTTTGCAGTGCAATTCTTATCAGTCCGCTGAAGAAAACAAATGGAAAAATAGAGCTCGATAAATCGAGCGAAAAGAAAACCGAATTAAAACGTCGTCCAGGACTGACAACACAGCTTCCAAGTGCAATGATTTATCTTTTATATGGTCTTTATTCTGACCTTATTAAAAAGGAATTGAGCAGTTATCCGGACGATTTACCCGAAAATATAGCGATATAAGCCCCTATAAAGTCCAAAAACGAATATAAAAAATATCCAAAACAAGGCAATAACGAGGGTTATTTACATAGGTAAAAATGATACTTTGTTGAAAATCAATATATTACATTCTAAAAATGAAAAATCAAAATAAACAAACGACGCAAATCAGGACGCACCGCTGATTTTTGATAATGCGGTGCAACCTCTCGAAAAGATGGAAATATGACGGACACCTCCGACGAACGTCCTTTGCAACAATAGAATAATTAGATAATTTCGCAAGTGATGGAGAAAACTATCGAAATAGACGGTATCAATGCAATGCAGTGGGCAAGGGAGATAAGCAAGCTATCGCAAGGAGACTTCACGCTCTGCTTTTTTCCTTATTCAAGGTCGCAGGGGGTGGCTGGAGACACCTTGACGGTGAAGAAGCATTGTAAGTATAGGACTCAGTTGCCACAGGATAGATTCTCGGTTGATGCAGAAAACTATTTCCTTTTTGAGGACGAAGACGGCAATCCTAAGATGTGTTATCGTATTCTTATTAGATACATGGGATTTCCAAACGATGGATATAAACTTCACAAGATAAATTGGTTATGAACGATAGAATAGAACTATACGGTAATGTTGGTAACTATATTGCAGATGGCAATGTTCTCTCTTTCCAAATTGGGGAGGGACAACAGCTATTCAACACTCCTGGTATGCTTATACCACAGGGGAACAAGCTGTATCTTCACGAACACCAGTGGCTTAGTGTCAGTGGTTATCAGGTGTGTATGCGTGGTGCAAACAACAATCTCTGCGATGAAGTAACGACAGAGATTAAGCAGAACCGTCTGTTGCCTCGCCTGTACAGCAAGGAGATAAAGATGCTGTATGGTAATGGTCCATGTGCCTATATGCAGACAGTGGAAGGTGGCAAGATGAAGCGTGAGTATACTGCACTGCCTGAATGGGACGAATGGCTGAACACTTGGCAGGAGCGAGGCATGGAGAGTACTGCGCAGGAATTTGCCAAGACCAATATCAAGAACTTCTATTACTTCGGAGACTTCTTCTGCAAGTTCCGCTTTGCACGTGGCAAGCGTTTAGGAATGATGCCTGTTGCTGGTATGGAGCCTTTAGAGAACAAACACTGCCGTCTTGCCACCACTCGACAGGATATTGCCTACGAACAGATAAACTACAGCGACTTTCGCCATATAGCTGTGGGGCGTTGGTCTTACGGACTTGGTAACTATAAGATTTATCCGAAGTTCGCATTGTCAGAAGTTGACAACTACCTATATGCAGCTGTATCGCACCATCGCGAGAAATCGGTAGACGAGTTCTATGGTGTGAACGAAACACACCAGGGTGCACGTCCATATATATTGGGTAGCAACAGTACGGCTACTTATATCAATTCTTTCTTGCGCAACTCGTTGGCAGCCAAGATACACATCATCATACCTAACGCATGGGTGGTCAGCAAGCGTTCGCAGCTTACGAAACTTTGTGAGGAGAATAAATTACGCAAATCGAAGGATAAGGACCTGGTAAAATACAATGGTATAGAGATAGGCACGGAGTACCGAGAATCGCTGCTGGTTGAATACATGCGATTGGAGCTGCGCAAGATTGGCGACTATCTTAGTGGTGCCGAGAATCAAGGCAAGGCGTATTCGTCCATATCATTTATGGACGCTTCCGGACATGAGCAGCAGTGGAAGATTGAAACGATAGACCTTAAATATAAGGAATATATTGATTCGCTTATTGCTTACGATAAGCGCACGGAGGAAGCATTGTTATCTTCGGTAGGACTTGATGCTTCTATCTCTGCGGTGAGCAAGGACGGTGTAATCAGTAAGTCGGGTTCTGATTCATACTACAACTATCTCATTTATATAATGTCGCTCACACCTGAAGACGAGATTTGTGCCGAGCCATTCAACATTGCTCTGAAGCTGAACTTCCCTCATCTTTACAAACAAGGCTATCGCATTGGCTTTTATCGTGAGGTGCCACAGCGACAGGAAGACATATCACCTAAGGACCGTTTAAACAACCAACAGGCATGAAAATACTTCAAGAACTATTCGGCAATCTTTCCACCTTCAGCAGTTATGCTCCTGGCGTGGAAACCAATATAGATTTGCGTGACCTGCAGCCTTCTGGCGAATCGGCTCGCAAACGTGTGGAAACTATTTTGAGTGTTTCTGTATTTAAAGCTATCCTTGCCCTGCAAGGGGATACAGAACTGAAAGAGGCTCTGCGAACTGCCATTGCAAACTTTACGATGGCACAGCAGCTGGTGTTCGACAGCATTGCCCGGCGCAAGAATGATGTAGATGTCTACAAGTACGAAATAGAAGCAATGCGCCGTTCGTACATGGAGAATTACTACAACGCTATTGATACGCTGATAGCATTACTCTCCACCAATACTGAAGGCGAACCAGCACGGCTATGGAAGGATACGCCTTACAACAGCACTTTGCAGAAGTGCAAGATACGTTCGGCAGAAGTGTTCGACACTATTTTCCCAATAGACCTGTCGTATTTCTTCTTCTTCAGACTTGTTCCTCTGCAGAAGGAAACTTTAGACGAGCAACTGGCTGTTTACTTCGATAAAATAACCGAAGAGAATGTTTCGCGTATAGAGCAGCCCTTATATCTTGCCCTTGCAAAGAAAACCATTGCTAAGTCGTTGCGTCGTTTCGATATACTGGAGTTTCCTCCTACCATACGCAACCTTTTCGACGAAAGCCATGCATCGCGTTCAGGCAAGGACGAGATAATGGCAGCACTATCGTTAGCCGACCGACTCGACCGTGAGGCAGAACAGCTGTTGCTTAATGTAGACACGCTGCTCTCTACCGACACCACTGCCGACGTCAGTTCTTATTCGGCATACAACAACCCCGACGATAAAATAATTATGCTGCCATGAAAGATATAGAACTCGTTTACAAAGGCGAAATACACCGCATACCCAACAGTTGGGAAGGTATGACCGAACAGCAGTTCGTTAGTCTAACGACCGACTTACTGGCAATGGCTGCAGGAAAGCTGTCGGCAGGCGAAGTGCGCATAAACCATCTGTGCAGAATAATGAAATGGCAGAAGCGTCGTTTTCGCACCGAAGAACAAGTGGCAAACCTTGTAGCTATATCCGAACAGCTCACCTTCCTTTTCCTTATCCAGTACCCCGATAACAACGAGGTGCTGGAGAATGTGAGCAAGGAAACTTACGAGCTTTGCCGTAGGGTAGACCCATTCCGACTGAACATTCCCATTGCACGTGTGCTGCGACGTTTAGAGTATCAATACGTTGTAGACCTCTGTTTCTGCGCTCAGCTCATACCCACCGTAAGCATAAACAACCGCACCTACCACGCCTACAAAATACAAAAAGAATATGGCTCGCTCACATGCTCGCTCACAGCCCTCCAATACATCGAAGCACGCTCGCTGATAGAACAAGGCGAAAAGTCGCTGCCACTCATGGCAGCCATACTCTACTACCCCGAAAAGGAGTACAGTTCCGAATGCGCCCACGCTCTGGCAAAAGAATTTGAAGCATTGCCACCCGAGATGCTCACCGCCATATCGTTCAACTTCCAGGCATTCAACAGCTATCTGTTCAGCAAAACAGCATTTTCGCTGCTCACCAAATTCAGAATCAAGCCCGAACACCCCATCACCACAGACGCATCAGACGCACTCTACGACCTGTCGAAAGACGGACTTGGCGACTCCCGACAGATAGAACAAATGAACCTACTTACCTACCTGAAGGTGTTGCGTAAGAAGACCATCGATGCCGTTCGCGACATGAAGGGTTTTGGCTGGGATAAAGTGAAAATAAGCGAAGAGGTAGGTTTGCCTATCTCTATAATTGACAAAATTTTATAGCAATGTATAATAGAAGAATATGGCTAAACAAAGAAGATTCACCTTCTACGGGGAGTCTTGTTTGTTTTGACGGAAATACAACATAGCATGGAGAAAATATCAGAAACACGTTTTTACAAGTATCTGATTGCAACTGGTCTGTTCGTTTGCATAAAACTGAAGATGATGATACTGCCAACTTTATTGATAAGATGAAACTGTTACGTGATGAAGTCGATAAATTTATTTCATACTTGGAAGAAAATAAGTAATATATGATAAAAGAACAATTTCTCTATTTTGCCCAGTTCCCAAATAAGGACGGTATACGTGCCATGTTCACCAATGGCGCAAGTCCATTCGCTGGGTACGACACACTCGTGAAAGAACTCAGCCAACTTCCCAAGACGTCGCGCGTCCCCGAAATCGCTAACTATGTCTACGGACAGTCGTTCGAGGAGTTGCAGGCACGCATAGACAAATGCATCGGGTCATTCCTCTTCGTGGACTATGGAGAAATGTCGATGTCGGGCAACAGCCACAACTCCTACGAACTTACCCAGCGCATCGCCGTAACCGTTGCCTACAAAATGCCGAACCGTGCCGACGCAGCCGAATACATGCTCGCCTCCGACAACACTCTCGCACTGCTCTCTAAAGTGCATGCAGCCATGCTCGCCGATGCCGATCGGGGAGAAATAGAATGGCTCTCACGTGGCGAGCTCGCCCGGGCAGAATACGTACCCTTCGTGGCTTCGGAACTCCACTCGGTAGGCTGGACGCTGATGCTGTCCTGCATAGCCCCCGACACGCTCCAAATTCATCAGCAATACAAGTCCTTTGTGAAGAATACGGAATAGGCTAATTTTGTGTTCAGAAACCAAAACGCTCACATAATGAAAAAAATACCAATGATATCAATCGTATCCCTGCCCCTGTCCATCGTGGCAGACATCTCCCGCTACTTCTACCAAGACTGGGAATTTGCAAAATGGATAGCCATCGCCGTAACAATCGACACCATACTCGGCGTATGGAAGCACCTGCTGCACAAGGACGCATCGAGTGCCTCCTTCTTCTCAAAGTTCGGAACGAAAATAGGCATATACATCTGCCTGCTCATTCTTTCGAACGTGCTGGCAAACACCACCGTACAAGGCTCCGTAGTAGGGGCGACGCAATGGATAGGAACATACCTGTGCGTATCCATGATAGTAAGAGAAGTCTTCTCGTGCATAGAGAACATACAAGCCATCTACCCCATGCTGCCGGCTTCATTCATCAAGCGGCTCAAAGACTTCAACGACAACGGCGAATACATAAAAAAATAAAATTATGATAAGGAAAATACCGCTCACTTATATCCTCATAGGCGTTATAGTAACGCTCTTGGGAAGCCTCTCCCTCTCGGTACATCTCTACAAGAAGATGAAAGCCGACCGCGACAGGCTCGAGAACAACCAGAACATTCTGCTCCACAACGGCAAGGTGGAAATCACGCAGACCTCCACGGGCAGAAGCCATCTGTCTGCACCAACCGTCAGCCTACGTACATCGGAATTCCGCCACAGTGGAGACACTTTGGTAAAGGTGGCAAGGCAGGTGGGTATAAAGACAGGGCGCATCTCGCAGGCTTCCTCTGCTGGCACAGCACTCGCTGCCGACATCGTTGCTCCCATCACCAGGCAACCCACTGCACATTTCCTCCACGATACCATAACGAGATATCTCCCCGATACGCTTAAGTGTTTCTCGTGGCGCGACCCGTGGCTGTCCATCTCCGGCTGCATTTCCGATTCGCTGTTCCGTGGCACGATAACCGCCACCGACACACTCGACATCATCGTACACCGAGTACCACGACGCTTCCTCTTCTTCCGCTATGGCTGCAAGGAAGTAAGAATGGACATCATATCACGCAACCCCCACACCCGACTCACATACGCTCGCTTTTATCAACTCGTAAAATAAGAATACTTCTTCATGCTTTTGTAATATAGTTTTAAGTAGATTGTTTTCAGGAGAGGCCCCCCCCCCCCCCCGGGGGGGGGGGTTTTTCATTTTATATTGAAGATAAAAAAAACTAAAAAAATGCAAAAAAAAACCGACTTCGTAGTACTTGTATGTTCCTACTTATAGTGTTACCTTAGCAGTACAATAAAAATAAAGAACAATTTAAAAACAAAGATTATGAACGAGCAAATTCAAAGTATTCTAAACGAAAACGGAACAAAGACTTCCAAGATACAGAAACTTCTCGCACTCGGACTTACACGCCGACAGGTTGCCAACCTCGTGGCAAACGGAAACTACGGCTTCGTGCAGAACGTCTACAAACGAATGATGCAAGGCTTGACCAACACGGCAGGACAGGCTGCAGCCACTATCGCCCCAACCATCGACTACACTTTCAACCGCAACTTCGGAATAGAAATCGAAGCCTACAACTGCACGCGCGAACGACTGGCACGCGAGCTTACCGCAGCAGGAATAAACGTACAGATAGAAGGCTACAACCACACCGACCACACCGATCATTGGAAATTGGTTACCGACAGCAGCCTTTGCGGAAACAACCCATTCGAATTGGTTAGCCCAATTCTACATGGAGAACAGGGACTCGAGGAACTCGAAAAGGTTTGTTGGGTGCTCGACCTCTGCAACGCCAAGGTAAACGACACCTGCGGACTTCACGTCCACATGGACGCAGCAGAATTCGACCTCACAACTTGGAAAAACCTCATACTAACCTATAAACGCCTTGAGGGTGTTATTGACAACTTCATGCCACGCAGCCGACGTAACAACTCCTACAGCAAGAGCCTTGCCACAATAAGCGAAAGAGATATTAGAGGCGCGCATGACATCAGCGACCTCAGGGTAGCCTTCCAGCACAACCGCTACCACAAAGTAAACCTCGAAGCCTACGTTCGCCACCGCACGGTAGAGTTTCGCCAGCACGGAGGCTCGACCAACTTCACAAAAATGTCTGCCTGGGTACATTTTCTCGCAAAAATGATTACCTTTGCAAAACAAGGACAGGTGCAAGAAGGAACAACCCTTCAGAACATACCCTTCCTCACCGAAAGCGAAAAACTTTACCTAAAGATAAGAACAAAGAAATTAGCAGTATGAGAAGAATAAAGATAGAAACAAGAGAGAGGGGGGAGAAAAAAACACCCCCCCCCATCAACAACACCTCTGAGTTATTTTCTGTTTGGTAAAAAAACAAAGCCGACTTCCTCATAATTTAGTCCCCGAACATCAACAAGTAGATGCACCAAAATTTAAAATCTACCGCATTAAAGGAGACAATCACAGAATTGTAGCATACAGCCCCGAGTCGTTCCTCCACCAGCTTCACGCAGGCAGCCGTTTCGACAGCGAGGGTACGGATGCGGAATATATGCAACGTTTCGCCCTCCGCCTTCAGGAACTCGAAGGCTATCTTGTCAGTACCGACAGTCCTGAAGCATTCCTTGCCGACCTTATTTCCCATGGTTTCGTTTCCATAGAATAATCTTTCTTCATCTCGTCTTTGTAGCCCCCGCGCAGCACCCCCCCCCCCCCGCCTTTTTTTTTCATTTTTTTCTTTTTTTTTATTTTTTATT